AATTTGTCGATACGGTTGCTGTGTCACATCAAAAATAGAAAATGCAGAATAATCTAACTCAACTCCCCGACTCACATCACACACAATTACATAAGTATGATTGATAATAGGTTCCTGATAAACATCCAATCCTTCATATTGATAAACTGGTTTCTTAAATGGCATAGCAATTAGTTTCTCTGCCGAAATAAGTGTATTAGAACTACCGAGAAAGCTGCATTCAAACTCTTGTTGGAATTGTCTTTCAGAAGTATTCCGAATAGTATCTTTTTTCCATTTATCATCACGGTCAGGCACTTGCGACCAATGAACAGAAATTGGTATATAATCATTATTCCCCTCTGTTGCATCAACCCACATCTTATAAAACAGGTTCATGCCGTTAGGGGTCGATACAACTAAAACTTTGGTTGTTTGTCCAGAAGTAATAGTAGGATATACCGAACTAAAAAACTGTTCAGATATATTTTGGGGAATATGAGCAAACTCATCAAGGAAAATGATGTTGAATGACCCCCCACGAATAGCAGAACCAGAAGTTGAACTAGCAAGAATTTTCGAGCCGTTCTCTAATTCAATGTTTCCCTTGTTCCAAACAATCACCCCTTGCTGCAACCACTTGGGTAAGTTTTCGTATGCAAGTTGTAACCGTGAAAGTAATTCTAGTGCAGTAGATTTTTTATTTGCAAGAACAGCAATTGAAACATTTTCATTGAAAAGTGCATAATGAAGAAGATACGCTATGATTGTGGTGGATTTACCTGACTGACGAGCCATTTTGCAGATCACAAATCGTTTATCGTGAAACGACTGTACCATATTCTTTTGATAATCCCGAAGATCAAAATCAACCAACCCCTCATCAACTGAAATAATTTTGATGTACTCGCTAATAAAATGAATGGGGTCACTTTTACATCTTACATACTCTTGTATCTGTTCCTTGGTGAAATCTTGTGGAACATATGCTGCTTTGAGTTGGGGATTTCCAAGATAAGTTTCATGCTGATTCATACTATTCTGGTTTCGTTGGCCATGTTACGTTAGTTAGATTTCTACCCACTGTGTATTTGCTTCGTCCCATTCATATCGCTTCCCGTCATCCGGCCTTGCTGTTGGGGGTTGCCAGTCAAATGACGAATCTAGTGCCCATGACGGATAGGGTTGTGGTGCGAGGAATACATCATTTGCTTTATCGTATTTGTACCCAGCACCCGGAAATTGCTTCCGGAAATTATTGTTGTACGAGCATTGCACCCACAAGAAGCTGTCTCCAACCTTGCCTGAGTTGATGAAATCCTGTTCTGCAACAATGACTCTTTGGACAATGCCGTCTTTTATTTCTGCAAAGTGGCTCATAGTGCGTACCTTATAATTATGATTCCAGAACCACCGACTCCTCCATAACCACCGTTACCGCCACCACCGCCACCACTACCTGTGTTTACGCCACCGTTTCCTCCTCCTCCGTTAGAACCATAACCGTTTCCTCCTGACGATCTACCATTCGTGGAACCAACACCCCCGCCGCTGCCTGCTGAACCTCCTCCTCCGCCACCTCCAGCGCCTCCTGCTCCTCCATCATCAGTAGCCCCCGAATTACCCGTGCAACCGCCGCCGCCACCGGCCCAATAATAGTTATTTCCAGTAATGTTTATTAGTATTCCTGCACCTCCATATCCCCCAGGGCTGGATGTATTTGCTGGTCTCTGACCAACGGCATTGGAACCACCACCACCGCCACATGGATAATTATTACCAGTACCGCGTCCGATTCCACCCTTATTTCCGGAATAAACATTCCAGTCCGTTATTGGATTTGTTTGTCCAGTCGGAACCGACTGTGTTGATGCCGAATAATCATTCCCACCATTATTCGCGGCAGACGATGCGGCAGAAATACTAGCATTTTCTCCTGATCCACCACCTCCTCCAACAGCAGTTACCGTTAATGAACCCCCAACATCAAAAACAGACGATCCTCCATTTAATCCAGATACATTATTCCATCCTGAACCAGTGTTTCCTATTGCACCTCCTGCACCAACTGTCATAGTGTACATACTTGATGTTAGGCTTAAACCTGTTCTGTGCAATACCGCAGCACCGCCGCCTCCCCCGCCGGTCCCATTCCCACCTGAACCGCCTCCCCCAACAACCAAAATATCTACTGATAGAGTACTATTCGAGGTGAAAGTGCCAGAACTTGTGAACGTGTGCAATTGATAAGTCGTACTGCCAGAGACATACGTTGTTAGTATTCCGCCCGAGGGACCAAGCCTAGCATTTGCTAATGTCCCAGAAGTCAAATCACTCGCATCAGTAGATCCTGCTGCAGCCCATTGCTTATCGCCTCTAAGGAATGTAGTTGCGCTTGGTGTCCCTGACGTTGTATCCAACTGGTCGAGCTCAGTCTTTGATACATCTTGACTTGCTAATTCTGCGAATATTTTTGACCTACTCATTTAATTTATCCTCATTCCGGTTTAATTATATTCCGCCCACTGCGTATTTTCTTCATCCCATTCGTATGGTTTGCCATCATCTGGCATTACAGTTGGTGGTTGCCAGTCAAATGATGCATCTAGTGCCCAAGATGGATGGGGTTGTGGCATGATGAAAACATCATTGACCTTGTCGTATGTGTACCCAGTACCCGGATACTGCTTGCGAAAGTTGCCGTTATATGAACACTGTACCCACAAGAAGCTGTCTCCGACTGCTCCACTGTTAATGAAACCCTGTTCTGCAGCAATGACTCTTTGGACAATGCCGCCTTTTACTTCTGCGAAATTACTCATACCACATACCTAACTATGAAGATTCCATTGCCGCCAGAACCTCCTGATTGTCCGTATTTGCCACCACCACCACCGGAACCAGTATAATTTATCGCAGCCGTACCAGCACCTGTATGTGACCCATTACCACCCCCACCGAGTCCGCCTTCCCCCGGATTAGCACTCCCTGTCGAAAGATAACAACCGCCGCCACCTCCAGCTTGTATGTAAAGGTCTCCTGCACTATAAGGTCCGTAGTCTCCTCCGCTTCCTGTTGCTGTTGCCACATTACTAACATTTGTCCCTGCAAGTGCGGCATAAAGAAAGGCGGTGGTTTCAGCGGGTGAAGAGTTTACGAAATTACTGATTCCGGCTCCGCCATTACCAGCCAAACCAGTTCCCTGTGTCCCCTGTCCTGCAGCAGAACCCCCTCCACCTCCAGATGCACCATGTGGAGACAGAGCGTGTGTCGTTGTACCACCATCATTCCCATACATAGCAGTAGCACCCTGAAGGGTCTGTGTAGTGGAGCCACCAGCCGTCGGCGGTGTGCTATCAGCCCCGCCACCTCCACCACTTCCCCCAGCGCTTCCAACACCATCTGTAGACCCCCCTTTGCCACCCAACATTGCAGTAAAACCAAATGCAGTACTGTTTGCTGATCCATTAGTAGCAGAAGCACCACCTGATCCAATTACAACGCCATAAGTAGTTAGAGCAGCTAAAGGGTGCCCTGTTTCCCAAAGCGACCCTCCACTACCTCCTCCGCCTCCACCGCCGGCACCGCCACCGGCTCCCGGCCCGATAAGAAGAAAATCTACGGTAAGAGCATTCTCGGTGACAAAATCGCCAGCAGACCGAAAACGATGCAACCTATACGTTACGCCGCTTTCTGTATATTCCACAGTTCTATCACCTCCGGTTGCAGGATGACTATAAGTCTGCCCAACGAGTGCCCAACTGTCAGTATAAACCTTCAGGGAATCAGCAGTAGAGTCATAGTACAATGCCCCTTCCGTTGGCGAGGAGGGAGCAGAGCCTGGCGTAAGTACAATAGATGGTATTACTACTGGATCAGCAAGCCTAGCATTTGGTAATGTCCCAGTATCTAAATCACCCGCATCAGTAGATCCTGCTGCTGCCCATTGCTTGTCGCCTCTAAGGAATGTAGTTGCGCCTGCAGTTCCAGTCGTTACATCCAGAACATCAAACTCTGCTGCTGTTACTTCTTGACTTGCTAAAGATGAAAAAACACTAGATCTACTCATTTATTTTCCCTCATTCTGGTTTCGTTGGCCATGTTACTGCGTTTACTTTATCCATTGTATCTAGTCCTGATGTGATGTCTCTTAATGCTTGGCGATACGTCTTCCAGGCCGCAGGTAATGTAACATCTTTAAATGCCATCCAATCAGTTTCTGCTAGGAGTTGGTTGCGTTTGGAACGAAATTCAACCATCTTACGATCATAGGTTCCTGCTTCCCAAGCTGCTTCCTCCGCATCCCACTTTGCCTCTTCTTCAGAAGTGAATTGAACACGCTCCCCTCCAATATTGTGAAATCTAGCCATGACTAACTCCGTATAAATTGAAATACCCAGATGTAACTGTTGGTGTGCTTCCTCCGGTAAAAAAAAACTGGATGCCGTCAATCGCTGCCGCACTCTTATATCTACCTCCTGCAAACACAAAACCCCCTGTTGATTGTGCGCTGCGTGTCGTAAAGCAAGTAAAATGCGTATAAGAGTCAGTGCTTGCAGGATCATAAATCGTCAATTCAAAGTTTGAGGTTTCTCCTGCGGCGTTCCCTACATTCTCCCCGATCCATTTAGTAAACTTCGTGTCGTCTGTATCAATTCCGCTATAGGGGCCAGCAGAGTCATCGTCTTGCCCGCCAATCTGGTGATAAGTATACAAGAGTGAGCTCGAAACAGCACCGGCCGTAGAAATGCGAATATCCCCAGTTACACCGTCATTTGAGGAGTGAATATTCGATCCAAATATTTTATAAACACGATATGTTGCTGACAACAAGGAAGAACTCCCGACAAGCACTGTCGCATCACTTGATGCAGTCACCGTCTGTAACCAAATTAATCCCCCACCAGCAGCATCTTCAAAAGCAGGAGCAGTACTAGCACCAGTTGAGGTTAATACTTGTCCATCAGTGCCGCCACCGGCTATTTTAGCAACTGTTATTCCACCATCCAGAGTATCAAACTCTGCTGCTGTCACACCTTGACTTGCTATTTCGGAGAGTGTCTTTGAAAAACTCATTTATTTTTTCCTCATTCAGGTTTCGGGTATTTGTCTTTTACCGGCTGAACTATATTTGTCTTCCACGATGCAACTCCATTATGAAAAATGTGGTCTAACTGATCAGCCAACGGAGGATACTCTTCCGCTCGATTTCTTGCATAGGCTTGTGCATCATATTCTGCTTGTAAACGTAGAGTTTCAGTTTGGACTTTTGCTTCATCTAATGTTACTAAATTATGTTCTCCATCGTATGCTTCATTATCAGCAAAAATATGTGTAACACTAGAATGAGTATTATAAATTGCTTGATGCCTCATTGTGCCACCTCAGCCGTATAAATTGTCGAAAGGTTTGCGGAAGTATTAGACGCTGTACCCCAACTTGCTCCTCTGTTCATATAAATAGTTTGACTGTTATCCAAACAAGCAATATATAACATATATCTATATGTAGTGCCTTTTACAATACTCCCTGTTTTATCCATTACCTGAATAGTTTGAGAATCAGGGGCATAGTTTATATTTCTTCCATGTGGATAAAAGGTTATGTTAGCAGGAGTATTTCCTGCTTGCTCATTTGTACCAACTCCAACATCTACACCATCTTTCATAATTTTGAACGCCGTTCCTGTAGATAAATTAAAACTAATATTAAATTGACATAAAACATATATATGACTATCATTTGCTGCCGCTACATGATCAACATATAAGGGAGTTGTATTGAAGCTTTGGTCTGTACTTTCATAAGACGATACTGTACCAACCTGAGTATAACCTGTTTTTATCACATGCCCAGCAGGAAACACAACCGCACTACCTAAAGTTACAGCAGTTACTGCTCCAAGAGTAGTAATACCACCAGTGAGAACATTCAATTCAGCAGTAGATGCAGTTACACCATCTAATTTATCAAACTCTGCAGCTGTCACTCCTTGATTTGCTAAGGATGCAAAATCTCTTGATATACTCATTTAATTATCCCTCATTCCGGTTTCGTTGGCCATGTGGCTGCGTTGACTTTATCTACGGTATCTAATCCGGTAGTCAAGTCTCTTAATGCTTGGCGATACGTCTTCCATGCAGTTGGTAATGTTACATCTTTATTAGCCATCCAATCGGTTTCTGCTAGTTTTTGATTGCGCTCAATCCGCAAAAGACGTATGGGTTCTGCTGCTTGCAGGCGGATCACCTCCGCATCTATTTCTGAGTTTGTTGGATCACTTTCTTTTGAGGGGTCAAAAACTAACGTATAAGTTTCCCTCTTTTTACCAGATGAATGATAATGAAATGTACTGCCTTTAGGCACCAACGCTTCAATTGCTTGTAATCTAAATTCTTCATTAGTCATAAAATTACCATATATTATGATGGTGTATAAATTTGAAGTAGTACCCATACATCAGCAGGCATGTAGCTATCTTGATCACTAGCAATCCATTGACTAGTATTAGAACCATCTAATGACCGAACTCCCAAACTCACAGTTGTAGTACCTGAATAACCTGTTTCGCTAACAATATGACCTCCTTCCGAGGCATCTCGCGTTGTTGCTCCATAACCCCAGCATGGACCCTTAATTATTTCAGTTTTTGTCCCATCAGTTATCTTTACTATGAGGCAATTTCTATTATTGGCACCTGTGCCTGTTCGCCCCCCAGAATATTGGACAATCAATTTCTCTGCGCTCCCCATGCTTATTGTCATCGGCGTGGGGGAAATGTTAGACGGCGTGAAATAATCTGGAACTGTATTTGATGAAGTTGCTATTGTTTCATTTGTTATTTGAAAAAATGCCGTGTCCGTAATGTGTCCAGAAGCAAGCCTAGCATTTGCTAATGTTCCAGAAGTTAAATCAGTTGCAGAAGTAGATCCTGCTGTTGCCCATGTCGCATCGCCTCTCAAAAAAGTCGTGGCACTAGCACCAGATGCTACAGATACATCAAGCGCATTCAATTCAGCAGTAGATGCAGTTACGCCATCTAATAATGAAAACTCTGTGTTAGCAACTCCACCCGATCCCGCATCTAATTCCCTTGCAAATTCTGCAATAGTTCTTGATATTGTAGCCATTTAATTATTCCGCATTCCAGTTTCGTTAATCGACCTAGTAATTAAGTCCAATTCCGTGTAGTTGTGTTTCTATAACTCCACTAGACTGAGTTGCCCAAACTGCTTTGTAACGAATATCTGTCCCAGCAGTACAGGTTGTTTCTCCCAATTTTACCATCTTAATTCCTGTTGAAAATAATGGTGTTACTGCTGTATATGAGGCTACGGTAGTCCAGTTTGTACCACCATTACAGGTAAACAATATTTCTAAATCATTACCATTCCCAAGAGTTGATGTTCCACTTCCCCCATCTTTCCACAGCATCACTCCAGATACTTTTGTTTTGTTACCAGAAACCGTTGTTGTTTCTGAAATTATGTTTCCTACGGCGGAGAATGTTTGTGTGGCTTGTTCAGATGCGTGTGTGTCTTCAAATGTAGTTGAACCATCCGTGTCATTAGATTGCAATAAGAATTTAGTAGCACTATCTGCTGTAAATCTTGCTGTGGGGATACTGAAACTAGAACCATGCGCATATCTTGCTGAGTTTGATATTCTAAAACAATCAAAATAATACATTACCGCTTCAACAGAAAATCGAATGTACGGCATAGTGCCACGATCGCCCGACCCGCTGGCATTATTGTGTGCCTGAGTCCCATTTAAATAATATGTATGGTTAACACCATCTCTGACTATTGCTACATGATACCAAATATCATCTGTATAAGCTGCAAACTGAGTACCCCCAGCGTGATCTGTAATTTCAGGGCCCAGACTTCTATAATAATGCTGACCATCGGTGCCATTCCGAATAATATCTACCGTATCTCCAGCGGCCGAGGGGAGCCCACTTTCTAGTATAGCATCACTGAGCCGCCATGAACAAAGCCAAGCAACGTCTGAATTCGGTGGATACCTGATAAAATACTCAACCGTATAATTACCAGTACCGGGAACAAAATTGGTTCCCATGTCTACATCAATCCAGGCACTCTTAGACCCCCCACTGACAGTACCACCAATAAGCATACTTGTAGTCCCGAATTTTTTGTAGGTGTTTGTATGGGTAGACAGATAAGCGTTACTGCTTGCAGTGTTGTGTGTTATAGTCGCAGCGCCGCCGAGCGCTGCTGTTAGATGTTCGCCAGCAGTATTCCTCTCTGCTGTCGTAAACGTACCAATTCCAGAAGAATCCTCAAATTGATCAATGAAACTATTTGGGAGATTGTATGCCAGATGGTTGTCGCCAATAGCTTGCCTCAGAGCGAGGGTCGTAACGTCTTGGCGAAGTGTTATGTCTGTCACACCTTGATTTGCCATATCAGCAAAAACACTTGACTTACTCATTTAATTATTCCTCATTCGGGGTTAGATTCCGTCCATTGTGCATTTGGTTCGTCCCAGTTGTATTGCTTCCCATCATCAGGCATTGCTGTTGGCGGTTGCCAATCAAAGGAGGCATCTAGTGTCCAACTAGCAAAGGGTTGGGGTGAAATGAATACATCGTTTGTCTTGTCGTAGGTGAAGCCTACTCCCGCATACTGTTTACGGAAGTTGTTGTTGTAACTACATTGGATCCACAGGAAGCTGTCTCCAACTGCTCCTGAATTGATAAAATCTTGTTCTGCGACAATTACTCTTTGGACAATGCTGTTTTTTATCTTTGCGAAATGGCTCATATTGCATACCTTATGATTACGATTCCTGAACCTCCAGTTGAACCACGCGGGGTACTAGTATTAGTAATACCGCCACCTCCACCTCCTGTGTTTGCAGAACCGTCTCCCGGTACTGAATTACCGAGACTACCTACACCTCCACCTCCACTCCCGCCTGCGCTCACACTGCCACTAGCACCACTGGAACCAGCACCGCCACCAGAGAAATATCGTGCTCCACTAACAACATGACCAGCACCAGCAGCTGTTAAAAGTGCATACGAAGGTGCGGCAAGCAGTCCCATTACTTGATCTTCTCCTGCACCACCAGCGCCACCATAATGACCTGAGGCAGCTGTACCTACAATAGAAGCGCCGCCACCGCCACCGGCACCGTTAGTCACAGCAACACCTCCATCATATCCTTGCCGACCTGTGGAAGCGATAAGGTAATCAGCATCACCGATATTCGATGCAACATTACCTGCTCCACCGCCAGAACCACCGTCTCTACCCGGAGCGCCACCAGTCGCAACAGAAATACCACCACCACCTCCACCACCGCCTGTAGATGTAATTGTGTCAAATGTAGAGTTACCACCATCACCACCTTGCGCTCCAGTAGTACTGCCATAAACAGCGCCTCCTGCTCCAACAGTAATTGTATAGGATGTTGTTGCTGTTACCGCATAGGATGCGGCTGTTCTAAAGCCACCACCACCACCACCTCCACCGTGTCCACTAGAATAAGACTCTCGACCACCTGCACCGCCACCAGCAACTACGAGATAGTCAACTGTGCCTGAAGCAGCAGGTGTAAATGTGCCTGAAGTAGTAAAAGTATGAACACGATAAGTTACCCCACCACTGGTATAAGAGGTTATTGTCCCCCCATAAGCAGGTTCGGTCAGTAGTTCCCATGCCGTCCCATTGTAAACCTTCAAGGAATTAGAAGTGGAGTCATAATATATCGCCCCCTCTGTTGCAGTTGGAGCAGAGCCTGGTGTGAGACGAATTGCCATCAGATC